TATGACAGATGAAGTTTGTAGATGAACTTGTGCATGAATGCCTCCAGTGCAGGGTTGATGAAACGATAAGTGATGCCGATGATGGCTGCAGCGGAACAGCCAACGAGTACTGCGTACCAGTCGATCATAGTGATACTCCTAACGCACGTAGCGTGTTGATAACTGCCATGCCGATGAAGTATCCGGCGATGCAGCAGAGTGAAAAGATGAGTACAGCCATGGTGTACCTCCTAAGCGAGAACATAGTAGATGCCGATCAGCAGCACAGCTTCTAAAGCAGCGATGCTAATGAAGAGGGCAAGGTTGAACAGGTAGTCAGGGTTAGTGCGTAGCATGAACAGCCTCCCAAGGTTGGGGGGCACGAGGCCCCCCGGATGGTTAGATGAGTGGCTCAATCTTGGGTGCGCGAGGTTTCAGATCATAGCGAGCATAGTCTGAATCACCCTCGTGACCCTTTGAATAATTGAGCCAGATGTTAAGTACGTTGCCCTTGAACGTGACGTGGCCACGCAGTGATGGGTGAGTAGAGTCGCTCAGCTCAACCTCGCAACGTGACCACTTACTGGCACCGTACTTGCGGAACTCGATGACAGGCTGCTTGCCTTCCATCTTCAGGCGTACTGCATGTGAGCCGTCGCCACCCTGCTCTGACCAGTTACCTGCCCAGTCAGCAGTGCCAGCGAACATGGAACCATGCAGGGGTTCGAACTCAAATGATTTCTCGGACATAGCTATTACCTCCGTAGTGTGGGGAGCACGAATGCACTCCATAACCACCTACAAATGGCACGGCTTACGTGCGGGAGCTTGCGAGCGCATTTAAAATTAAGAGGGGTTGGGGCCCCCTCAACTTGTTTTGGGTGAATCCGAATCCGAAGTGGGGGGTGTCCGTGGGGAAGCCCCACACACCCCACCAGCCGGTGACTTACATAAATTTTTCTGGAAAATTTTTTAAAAAATATTTTTGCGGATTTGCTTTTTTCTCTAAGTTCATCTATTTTCTCGCTTTATGGCTACTGGGAAGCGGTTAAAAACCGAAGACGGAATCACACCACAGGAAGAAAGCATGGTTTTCCATGTTGCTTCCGGCATGCCTCTTCGCGCCGCAGCTGCGGCAGCTGGTTTTAAGTTTCGGGATCAGAAGAACGGGGCGCAGCGCATCATGGCCAAGCCCGAAGTACGAGCGAAACTCCAAGCCCTGCGTGAAGAAGCCCGAAGACGCTCCGCAATTACTCAAGATGATGTTCTTGAAGGCTTTAAAGAAGCCGTCAACGACGCAAAACTCGCCGGAGACCCCCAAGCACAGATCGCCGGTTGGCGCGAAATCGCCAAAGTCCTTGGTTTCTACGCACCTGAAGTGAAGAAGGTTGAAGTATCACACGCCGCACAGGATGCAAGACGCGAATTGTCGCAGCTTTCTGAAGATGACCTGCTTGCTCTCGTGGACGATGAAGAAGGAGTCATTGACGGGGAGTTCAAGGTACTGGATTCGTAGTACCGCATGGCTAAGGAAGATCACTTAATACCCTCAGTCCGCAAAACTGAGAAGATGGACTTTGATTACAAGGGGTATCCGGAACATCTGGATCTCAAAACGCACACGAAAAAGTGCATACGATGTAACCGGGAGTATTCCAAGACCCGATCCGGCTTCAACGAGTATCTACCCCGCACTTCACCCCCTGAATATCACACAGTTTGCCTAGTCTGCCAGCACGAAGAGGTAGACATACCCAATTTCAGACGCACTGCTGATAAACACGCCTACCAGCGCGAGTTCCGCAAGGAAGTAAAACGCGCAGCAGCTGCACACGCCAAGGCAGTTTCCAAAAGACGTTCCGAAGGGGCAAAGAAAGCCCGTATTCCGGACATGGTCAAGGCCGAAAGTGCCAAGCGCGAGCTATCGCGCAGGCGGCTGATCAACTTCATCATGCGCTTCAACCCGAACTACAAGCCGGGGTGGCCGCACAAGTTGATTTGCGCGAAGCTGGAATTCTTTTCCAACGCAGTCCACCTTGAGTTGGCTCCACGGTCACTGTTTTTCATGCCACCACGACTGGGCAAGAGCGAAATTGCCTCCAAAAACTTCCCCGCATGGCATCTGGGGCACCACCCGGATCATGAGATTATCGCGGCGAGCTACGCAGTCTCCCTCCCTATGGGTTTCAGCAGGAAGATAAAGGCGTTGCTCGACGATCCCGCGTATAAAAGCATGTTTCCGGGGGTTTCTTTGGACCCCAAGGCGCAGGCAACGGAAGGCTGGTATACAACGAAAGGCGGCGGCTATGTCCCTGCCGGTGTGGGACTGGGTATTACGGGTAAGGGCGCACACGTGCTCATAATCGATGACCCGGTCAAGGACATGCAGGAAGCGGATTCCGAAACCGTGCGTAACAACGTATGGGATTGGTGGGATTCAACGGCTGAAACACGACTCTCTCCGGGCGGCGGCGTACTGGGTATCCAGACACGTTGGAACGACGACGACTGGAGCGGAAGACTGCTGACTCAGGAGATGGAAGCGTTGCGCGAAATAGAAGAGCAGCGCAACGAGATACTGACCATGCTGGAGAAGGCACGGGAAGACAAGCTCAAGTCCTTGCAGATAGATATGCTGACCGAGCAATTGCACGACGTGGACCGCAGTGTTGAGGATGTTGTGCGCTGGGATGTACTCAGTTTACCGGCGCTGGCCGAGCATGACGAGTTCGCTACGGATGACGCCCAGTTGCTGTATGACAAGGTGCCCGGAGCGAAGCAAGTAAGGAAGAAAGGGGATGCGTTGCACCCTGATCGGTATGACGAGTCGTACTTTCGCAGGAAGCGTAAATCCTCACAACCACGCATTTGGTCAGCCCTGTACCAGCAGAACCCTGTCCCAGATTCTGGTGTGTACTTTAAAGATACGATGTTCCGGTACGAAGAAGTAGTACCCGACTATTCCGCGATGAACGTGTATATTGCGTGGGATCTAGCCATCGGCCAGAAGCATACGAACGACTGGACCGTTGGAATTGTCGGTGCTCATGACTTTGATGACCGGATTCATATCCTCAACATCGTCAGGGCGCGTACCAGTGACTTGGCTGAGTTGGTGGTTGGAACCTGTGAGCCGTACAAGAGCAGGTTGCAACTAATTGGGCTGGAACAGGGTGCTATCCAGATGGCGGCGATGCCTGCTATCGAGAAATTGCTGAAGGAGAAGAGATGGTACCCAAGTTTCGACGACACCCTCAAACCCGTCACGGACAAGGACGCACGAGCCCGCCCAGCCCAAGGGTGGATGCAGCAAGGAAGGGTACTGCTGCCGAGAAACCAGCCGTGGGTGGAACCATTCACGATGGAATTACTCCGGTTCCCCGGAGGGGCGTTCGATGACCAAGTTGATGCTCTCGCTTGGTTGGTGAGGATGGTTGCGAAACAGGCACCACCTCGTAGACAACAACCGAAGAAGAAGCGGAAATCGTGGAAGGACAGGCTCAACGCCCGGAATTCCGTTTCTAACCACCAAGCAGCTTAAAGGGGCTACAACATGGCACGCGGAACCGGCATAGCGACAGCAGATAGCGCAGTTGTACAGGAACAACTGGACAGGTATGTATACAGTAGGGACAACGGACACACGAGATACTCAGCGAAGGCGAAAGTTTGTGAGGATTTCTTCGCTGGGGAACAGTGGAACGAAGAAGCCAAGCAGAAATTGTCCCGTCAACGCCGCCCCGCACTGACTTTCAACAAAGTTCTCCCCTCTGCGGCTGCTATTTTCGGTGAGCAGCTCAATAACATGGCCGATATCAGCTTCAAAGCGGCTAAAAACGGCACCCAAGAGACTGCGGACGCACTTCAGAAGGTGTTTATCCAGATTGGGAACGCCAATTCGCAGCATTACACGGAATCCGAGGTGTTCGCGGACGGTGTCATCACTTCTCGTGGCTTTTTTGATGCCCGCATGGACTTCAACACCAACATTTTTGGTGAGGTGGACATCAGTCTGCTGAATCCGAGGAATGTTGTGCTCGATCCGGACGCTGAGGAATACGATCCGGACAAGTGGAAGGATGTAATTATCAGCCGGTGGCTGAGTTTGAACGACATCAAGATGCTGTACGGAAAACGCGCTGCACAGGAACTGGGGGCGAAATCCAGTTCTGACCGGTATATTGGCTATGACTTCATGGACTCCCGCCCGGATACCTTCGGCGGCGAGATGCACCGCTTCCCGGAAGACAACATGAAGTACAACCGACGCTGGCGTCAGTTGGAAAGGCAGCACAAGCAGGTTCGTCAGCAGGAACACTTCGTTGACATGATCTCGGGCGAGACTCGGGTTATCCCGGACGGCATGTCCCGCGAGAAGATCCAGCTGATCCTGCAGGAGTTCGACGTAAATATCATTAAGCGTCAGACCGAGGTGATCGACTGGACTGTCACCATCGACGACGTACTGGTGCACAACGAGGAGTCGCCGTACAAGCACCTCACCGTGGTACCGTTTTTCCCGTTCTTCCGCCGAGGTCGCACTATTGGGTTGGTGGAGAACCTGCTTGACCCGCAGGAGCTGTACAACAAGGTGCGTTCGCAAGAATTACACATCGTTAACACGACGGCTAATTCTGGCTGGAAGGTGAAGACCGGTGCCCTGCAGAACATGAGCATCGAGGATCTGGAAGAGCGCGGCGCAGAAACCGGTTTGATTGCCGAGCTGAACGACATGGATGGCTTGGACAAGATCACACCCAATACCGTGCCTACCGGTATGGACAGAATTTCGTACAATTCTGCGGAAGACCTGAAGGAAATTAGCATGGCGTCCGACTCCATGCGCGGCTTTGACCGGGCTGACGTCGCTGCCAAGGCTATTCAGGCAAAGAAGGCTCAGGGCAGTTCGAACTACACGAAAGTGTTCGACAACCTCAATTACACCCGCCAACTGCTGGGTCGCAACGTACTGGATCTGGTACAGACGTTCTACACGGAACCGAGGCTCCTGCATATCACTGGTAACAGTCCGGGTGCAGAGGACGAGCAGGTCATGATCAACGAGGTCACACCGGAAGGCGAGGTAGCCCGTGACCTGACTATGGGCGAGTACTCACTCGTGGTAACCAGTGTACCCGCCCGCGAGACCTTCGAGGAGACGCAATTCGAACAGGCTGTACAGCTGCGCGAACTGGGTGTCATGATCCCGGACGAGATACTGGTGGAGAACTCGCATCTGGCTCGCAAGGACGAGCTGGCCAAGGATCTTGCTGGTGGTCCGAGCGAGGAAGAGCAGGCGCTGCAGCAACAGCTTACAGAGCTGGAACTGCAAGCCAAGCAGCTTGAGAACCAGAAAGCAGCAGCGGAACAGAAGAAGATCGAGTCCGAGGCTGCACTCAACCTTGTACGCGCCCAGCAGACGGCGCTGCAAGACCCGGATGGACAGGCCAACAAGGCTGCGGATGACGAGATCCGCCTTGCCGAGGCTGCTGCTGACCGCGAGGAAGCAGTTGCAAAAATCAGTCTGGACAAGTACAAGATCGACCGGGAATTGGAACTCAAGCAGGAAGAGATCGCGATTGCTCGTGATGAGCTGCGGTTGAAAGAGCTGGAAATCCGCAACAATGCACTGGCGGATGAACGTAATGCAAAACTCAAACTAGTGACTAATGAGAAGCCACAGGAGAAGTCAAATGAGCAAACAGGATGAGATTGATTGGGACGACCCGGATTCAGTAGCGGCGGCACGAGGAGATGACCCGGATGGGACAGACACTGGAGAGTATGGTGGTGAGGATACTGCTGCAGCTGGAGCAACTGATGCTGCTGCTAAGGACACCAGCAAACAAGAGGACACCGGAGATGACGGAGAGGCCGGAAAAAAGGCCGCAGGAGATGATACCAAAGCCTCCGGAGGAGACGCAGGTGAGGAATCCGGGGAAGACACGGATGGCAAGCCCGCCAAGGAAAAAATGATCCCAAAGTCTCGGCTGGATGCCAAGACAGCGCAAAACAAGGCACTGCAGGAACGGCTGGCTCGTTTCGAGCAGGCGGAGCAGGCTGCGGCAAGTGCCAAGGATGCCGACGATGCGAAAGCCGGTATTGAGGCTGAGCTGACTACTCTGGATGAAGCCATCAACAAGGCTATTGCCGATGACGACTTGGCTGAGGCGAATCGCCTACGTGGGGAAGTTCGTGGCAAAGAACGCGAGTTATGGCAGATGGATCTGGATGCGAAGGCTGCAGCCACCACCGATGAAACCCGCGAACAGGTACGCCTTGATCTGACGATTGACCATATCGAGAGTACTTACGAGGAGTTTAATCCTGATTCTGACGAGTATTCGCAGGAAACTGTGGACAAGGTACAGGAGTTACGTGCTGGTTTTTACGCTACTGGACAATACACGCCAACTCAGGCGTTGCTTCGCGCCATGGACTTCGCTCTTCCGAAGAAGGATATGGGCGACGTGGAGAATGCAGCGGACGAGGCCGGGAAGAAGGCCGACAAGGAAGCTGAGCGAACCAAGGCTGGGTTGAAGAAGGCAACCGATGCTGCGAACAAGCAGCCACCGGATGCCAGCAAGGTTGGAGAAGATTCAAGTAAGCACGGTCTCCAAGATGATATCAACGTGGACAAGTTGTCTTATGAGGATGTGGCATCACTTCCCGAAGCGACTTTGAAACGTATGCGGGGTGACACTCCCGCTTGATTTTTATGGATAATGCGTTTATGTTTCAAAAATCGAAACCGCTACGATACAGCGGGGCATATCGAAACTGCCTGATCAGAGTCGCACTCGGGGCCTCCACGATACGAAGGCAAACTCAAGGGACCACTCGTTCTTTCCGAAGATATGAGTGATTTTGTGCGAAACTTAACTGAGGGCTTTTAATATGTCTGCTACAAACTTTGCCGCCCTGACCGACCACGAGAAAAAGGTCTGGTCAATGGACTTTTGGAACAAGGCACGCAACATGTCTTTTCTCAACAAGTTCGTGGGTACTTCCGAAGACTCCCTGATTCAGCGTGTGAATGAGCTGAAGAAGGATGAGAAAGGCGCACGCGCCGTCATTACACTGGTAAACGACCTCGAAGGTGACGGTCGTGCCGGAGATCGCCAGCTGGCCGGTTACGAAGAAGCTCTGACTTCTGAAGAGCAGGTCATTCAGGTGGATCAGCTCCGTCACGCGAACCGTAACAAGGGTCGTATGTCTGACCAGCGTACCATCGTCAGCTTCCGCGAACAGTCCCGCAACAAGCTTGCGTACTGGATGTCGGATCGTCACGACCAGCTCGCATTCCTGACCCTGTCAGGCGTCGATTACGGTCTTCATACCAATGGTGCCCCACGAGTTGGTTCCGACCTCCCGTTACTGGAGTTCGCTGCTGACGTCAAAGCGCCAACGGCTGATCGTTACTTCTCGCTAGAAACGGGTGGTACTGGTGCGCTGACTACGCTGGCAAACACCGATGCCAACTTCACTGCTACCAGCACGCTGAAGTGGCAGACTTTCGTTGACCTGAAGGCTCACGCCAAGAATACCTACATGCGCGAGATTCGCATGGAGAACGGTGTAGCTTTCTACCACGCTTTCGTTACTCCTCTGGGCATGGCTCAGCTGCGTAAGGATTCCGACTTCATCCAGATCGTCCGGGATGCAGGCGTACGTGGCAAGGGCAACGAGCTGTTCAAGGGTACTGACACCATCCTCGTTGATGGTATCGCTATCAGTGAATATCGCCACGTGTTCAATACCAAGGGTGCTACCTCTGGTGTTGGTAAGTGGGGTCCGGGTGCTAATGTTGACGGCCAGCGTATGTTGTTCTGCGGTGCTCAGGCTCTGGGCTACGCTGACATCGGCTTGCCGACATGGGTCGAGGAAGATCGCGACTTCGAGAACATCAACGCCATTTCCACTGGCAAGATTGCGGGCTACCTGAAGCCGCAGTTCGAGGGTAAAGCCTCCAGTGGTTTGGGTACCGGTGTGATTGAAGACTTCGGTGTAATCACCGTCGATTCCGCAATCTAATCGAACGCTGCCTTTAAACTTTAACAGGAGGGCTTATACATGGCTCTAGTAAAAAATCCGCTGGGCAAGCGTGCGAATGGTGCCCAGTACAAGTTGGTCGCTTCTGGCTCTGTGTCACA